CCAATTCCCGCCGTTTTTCTCTAAGATCTCTCCCCATTCGACTTGCTGCTCAACTGTTTCAACTTTATGGCTGCTCCCTGGAGTTTTTAATTCAATCGCTAAAGTTTTTATCCTATAAAGTGGACCTAATTCAAAGTAAAAGAGATCAGCCACTCCAGGAAATATTCCTTTTGCCCTTGCTTGCATAGCTTGTAAGGCGTGATTCCTTTCGTTTGAAACGTGAAAAAGCTGACCCCGCTTTTCGGGGTACAGCTCTGAAAACTTTCTTACGATTGATGATTGTAATTGATCCTCTGATTGCTTTACGGGATCCTCTGATTGATTTTTTTCCATCTTAAAAAGGTAAATCGTCTTCGTCTGCATCTACAACGTCAGCCGATGCGATTTGAGTATTATTAGCTTTTACACCACCTCCAGAAAAATCTTTGATATTTCCTAGTATTGGAGTTAATTTCTTGGTTTCTTCATTGGTGTAATCTTTGAAAGTCTCTTGTTCTGCAGAAGTAGCTGCTTTGTAGGTTTTGGAACCAATAGCCTTGGTAATAAAACCGTCTTGCCCTTTTGCATCAGACGAGTCTTTTACAATAACTCTTACAGGTAATTGAATTTCGTTTACCTTACCTCCCTGGGTATCATAAGAAACTTTTTCCAATTTGTTAAGTTCTAAAGGAATAAATATTCCTTCAATAACTTCTCCAGCTTTGTTTTTTTTCTTCATCATTACCGAAATTAATCGATCTAATGCAATACTTCCGTTTAGTGTTCTTTGTGACATAATTTATCTATTGTTTGTGAGCGTTGTTGCTCGGTTATTAATTAGTTACCCTTAATATTAAAACGATTTGGTAACACCGTATAAAATTAAAAGCGGTGTAACTGCTTTATTAATGGTTATTCTCTGTTAATTTCAGTTGTTAAGTAATCCTTAATAACTGCCTATTTATCCGCTTCAAATCTTACACAAAACGTTGGCAATTAAAGCCTAACAACTTTCTTTGCATAAACCAGAGCAATCGTATTTACAAAGTTCATTACTTTTATAGCAAATTTGTGGTTTAGGCTTTAACTGTTTGCTTTGCCCTGCAACACCAGATAAAATTAATTCCTCTGCTTCTGCTCTTAAATCAACTAATAGATTTAGTATTTTCATATTTGTTATTGCAGTTTCTGTATCTGCATCAACGTTTGGCACATTTAATAAGTCTTGTATTTTGTCTATTTTTTCAATCATAATCTTTTTTATTTGGCTTTTCCATGGTTTATTTTTTAACAAATATAATATTAATAAAATGTTTAACTATTGTAATTAACAAAATTTTAGCAAAATGTTTTTAAGGTTATTGAAGTATTTTCTGGTAATTTTTTCTCATAACAGTATTCAGCTTATTCCAGCAATTATCTAAATCATGCATTTCATAGACTTGATCTAAAGAATTGCACATGATTTCCAATTCTTTAATTAATTTCAAAGCTGTTTTACTATTGGCGCTAACCTCCATTAATGATTTTATAGTTAACAATCCAATCATTAATAAATCATCAGAAACTCTTTCTTCAATTAAGGCAGATACTTTTTGAAAATATGTTGTCCTAGCTAACTGCGGCACTTCGCTGTATAGGTCGTTAATTACTTCCTCGCATATAATACTTACCTCCTTATATTCATCCGTATAGTCAAGTAATAAGGATAGTAATATCCCTATTTTATGCTGATTAACTTGCTGCTTTTTACTCATATTATTTTTGGCTTTATGTGCTTTATAAACTCTTTATATCCATTTTTGGATATATAATCCACGCTACCTTTATAATTCAAAGATTTGCAAATTTCATTGGCCTTTTCAAAGCGGCATGAGGAGTTCCAATCAGATTCACAACATTTAATTAAATATTCTTTACTAATATTTAATTCTTTGCAAATTTTATTATCTGAAAATCCTTTCTCTGATTGAAAAGCCTTGATAAATCTAGGGCTATACTTTAGTAAATGCTGAATTTTATGCTTTTTGTAAATTTCATAAACATCATTTGCATTTAAATTATTTTTAAAGGCAATTGCGCTGGCGCTTGAAACGCTGGCTAATCTGATAAGCTGGATTTTATCTATTTTGTTCAATTTGCTCATAAAATATTTCGTTTAAGTCACCTCCATCTTGTATCCATTTGGTGCAAGTAGATTCAACTATTTTTATTCTTTTTAATAATGCTGTTTGATGAAATTTGGAGGCGTCTACAATTTGAAAATCAACGCCACATTCTTTTTTAAAATCTTCAAATCCTTTTTCATCTTTTAAATAGGGCCATATTGAATGCGGTGGCTCGGCAATTAAATAATAACATTTATCAACTCCCCAGACTAACATTTCCGTTTGCACTTGCCAAAAGTCTGCGCTTTTTTCATCTAGTAAATTAAACATTCTTTCATAATGAGTTTCCCAATTATTGCAGGCTTTTATCTCAATTACAAATTGACCATCCTCTGTTATTCCATCGCTTGAAGCCCCTAATGTTTTGACTTCTGGATGAGTTATAAAATCAACTTCTTTAATTTTTTGTTTAATTAAACCCTCTCCAATTTTGCAAATATAAGGCTCTATTTTTGTTCCGTACTCCATTGCTTTACTTGAAGGGGTTTCGATATACCTTTGAGTTTTTCGCTCCATAGCACGACTATAAACGTATTTAATAGCACCTTTTGAAAACTCATATATCTTTGCTTCATCGGCCCATGACATTTTTCCTCCTTTCGGACTGCAAGCCATTATATTTTTAATCTTACTTCCTGTCCAATTTCCTAGCCTTTTTTTATGCCAACCCTCTGTTCTTTGAAGTGCTTTTTGCGGTTCTAGCTCCACATCTGGCAAATTTAAAACTATACTGCTTTTTTTAACTTTCTTAAATGAAAGATTGTTTTCTGTTTCCATTAGCTTTCTTTTTTTTCATGAGTTTTTGGCGCTGCATCTTCTTTTTTCTTTGCTTTACTGTAACTAAAATCATTTGCAAAATCCCTGTTTAAGTTTCTTCCGAAAATATTTGAAAAATCAGTTAATGCTTCACTTTTTGCCGCGTTCTTTGCTGATCTCGCTCCGTATTCTAATGAGTTACCAGCTTTAGTCATAACTCTAGCAGCGACGCCAGAAATGGTTCTGTGTTCTGCGTGTGGGTAATCAGGCAAAACATTAATTTTAACCTGTGCTAATATTTGGTTTCCGTTTACTTCGATTTGTGTGTCTACAATATCAAATTCCCTAAAAAATAAATCTGCTAAAGCCTCTTGTATTCCTATAGGTATATAAGAGCTAGATTTACTACCAGACAAGTCTCTGTTTTTTATCCATTTTACACTTGGTGCTTCCTGCATTGCCTCTTTCCATTCTTTGTGGTTAGCGAATCGGTATTCTGCTGTTGTTTCTTTTGTCATTTTTATGTGGGTTTATTGGTGATTATTTTTTAACAAATATACGATATAAGAAAGCTTATTAAATAAGTATTAACAAAGTTTTAGTAAAATAATTATAAATTTAATTTTGATATTACTCCAGCTAAAACAGCTACAACAATACTGTTTCCAGCTTGTTTATACATTTGGCTATTACTACAAGGCATTTTAAAAGTATCTGGAAAATCCATTAATCTAAAGCATTCACGAGGCGTTAAACGTCTTATTTTGTATTTATGGTAAATTCCAACTCCACCAAGTGGTCCACCAGCATTTGCTCTTAAAGTTGAAAAAACTTTGTTGTCAGAATTTATAGGATTATCACTTCTATAATTAGAAATTATTGGAGTGCAAACCACATTATCTTTCTGAACGCTTGTAATAGTATTGGAAGTACCGTTTTTATTAATCTCTAAAGTTTGTTGCATTGGTGCGCCTGTGGTTCTATCGTTTGTATTTTCGGGATTACGTCCTCTAAATGCTCCAATCATTACTAATCCTTCTTTTTTAGGATTTGCATTTGCTAAAATTGTATCACTATAATCTTGGTCAACTGCTATCATTTGGCGATCAGCAAATGAGCCTGTATCTTTTCCATTTTCTTTTAAAGATTTAGACCTTTTAATTTTTGCTTCAGTTGTTCTTTCGTGCTTTATTACCTTTATCCCTTCGCCTTTATTGGTTGAAAGTGTCGGGCTTATTCCATCAGCATCAAATACATTTCCATTCATTCCATTGCCGGAAGGATTTGTATTTCCAACTTTTATAATATTGTCCGATATATCAATGGAAGATGAAGATTTAGTTATACAGGAAGCTGTATCGTTTTCATCTTTATAATTTACTTTACCATTATTAAAATTATCACTTCTTTGGTGTAAGTAATTAATCATTTTATCACTTAAATAATATTTCTGGTCAACATCAGTTTCTAAAACATCTTTTAAGCGTTTAGTTAAATGTTGTTTTTTAGGCCAATGAAAGTTATTATCAGCATCATCACGTATTCCAATTATAAAAACACGTTCTCTATTTTGTGGCACACCGTAATTTTTTGCGTTTAAAACTTTATAGTAAATATGATAAGGCGTTGCATCTTCACGAGGGAAGATAACAGGGTTTCCGTTTACCGTTTTTCCACCTAACATATCGAGCCATATTTGGAAAGTTCTACCTTTGGCATCACTTAATAATCCTTTTACGTTTTCAAATATGAAATAGCGAGGTTTATTTTTTACTATAAATTCGTGGCTATTATAAAACAAAACCCCTCTTTTATCATCTTCACCTTGTCTTTTCCCAGCTAAACTAAAAGCCTGGCACGGTGGCGAAGTCATATAAATGTCCAATGATTGTTTTGGTATTTCACGGTCATAAACATCAAAAGGATAGTAAACTGGTTCACCATAATTAGCCATATAAGTTTCACGAGCATATAAGTCCATATCACAAGCGAAGGCTGTTTTATAATCTATATTTAATCTTCTTAATGCTTGGTCAAATGCACCAACTCCACTAAAATCACTTCCTACTTGTATCATAATTTTGTCTTTTAATTAACGTAATAAGTATGGCAGAAAAAGCCATACCCATTACTACATTCGGCTATTTGCCACCGCTTTTTTTACTTTTCTACTCATATACGCGTAACGTTGGCAGCAATTAAGGAACTAAATTAAAAGTCCATTGAAACCAATTTTGTTTATGTAACATTTTCTGCACTTCTTCCACTTCATTTGCAGTACAGCACATTTTTGAAACTGTG